TTTATAATTATCTTATACGGTTTAGTTTTAGCGCCACCTAAGAAACCTTTTTCAATCATAGCGTGTATCTTTGTTCCTTCTTTAGCTGCGTTTAAACCAATGCTCTTAGCATCTTTCTTACAACGATATAGAAAAGTATTAAATGATTCTCCATCTAATTGTTTCAATGTAATAGCAGACTTTAAAGCTTGATTTATCTTCCAGTTCTCAAGAGAAGGTTTAGCTATCATGCCTATTATAGTAGTAACCGAAGGTACTAAACCTAATTGCTTGGCATCCCTTAGATTTGTATTTCGTTTCTTACCATTTACTCCTACAATAGTATACATTGGATCGCCTTCTTGTGTGTACCAATGCCCCGATTCTGCTTTGAAAGTTTTAGTTTTAGAGTTCATATGGCTTCTATTAGTTTAGTTGCTTCTGTAATTGAAACTTTAAACCATTCTCCTTTATATTTTATTGAAATCTTTTTTAATCTTTTATGCGCTGTTTGTTCTGCGCTCCGTCTATCTTTAAAGTCTTTAGTATAACATAATTTATAATCTCTGAAAGGACTAGATGTTTGGTATTGATTACACCTGTCTGTTGCATCGACAGCCATACCAACTTTTATCCACCCATCCCAACAAGGATTAGATATAATATATACTTGTCCTTCTTTAGCTTTTTCATAGCCTTCTAGAGATGCAAAAGCGGCACCTTCAAAAGTTTTATAGTTTCCTGCTTTGTACAAAGGATGAGACTTAGGTATATATTTTCCATTAACAAACATTCTTTTTGGATTAGTTGTAGGATTAGTTTTAGCAGACCAAGTATTACTACTATTTCTACAATCTCTACAATAAGACTGTCCTATATTTATTCCATTTTTTATATGCTTTTGATATTCTGATAAAGGTTTATCTGTATTACACTTGTTACAATGTTTAATGTGTGTCATACCAACTATCTCCTATTTTATATTCGCCATCTAAAGGACAATTAAGATTCAATACTCTAGCTGTTTCTTGTATCGCTTCAACTCCAAGCTGTCCTACTTGTTCTGCTTGTTCTTCAATTACTTCTAACTGCCATTCATCGTGAATATTTGCTACAAATTTTGCGTTCAATTCAAGTTCTTTTATGCGGTTATAAAATAAAACAAGAGCAGTCTTCATTATAATTGCGCCTCCTCCTTGAAGAAGAGTATTCAAAGATGAGTATACTTTTCTTATATGTATAAGCCTACCATCTAGTGCTTTAAGATGTTGTCGCGTTTGTGCTGCTCTTTCAACAGAAGATGTAAGATTTCCAAGCGCGGGTAAATTGCGGATAAAACGAGTTCTAAGTGCTGCACCTGCTTTAGCATTTCCCCCAACCACGCTTCCAATTTTAGCATCTCCAGCTCCGTAGATAAGGGCAAAGATGAAAGTTTTGCTCTGACTTCGTGATCCAAGTCCAGCAAGAGTTTGATTTGTGCTGTGAATATCTCCGTTGACGATTTCATTTATGTATTCCTTATTTTTCATATAGTGTGCCAGTACTCTAAGCTCTAAACTAGAAGCGTCTATACCTACTAACTTATATCCTTCTGGTACTGTCCAACATTCCCTACATTCTTTTCCGTAAGGTTTATTAATACTAGGCGTTTGAGCAACGTTGGGATTTCGATGCGTCATTCTTCCTGTGATAGCTCCGTTAGGTATAACAAATCCATGTACTCTACTGTCTTTAGATAACTCTAACCAAGACGATACTTGAGCTACTCTTTTTTGTAGCATCATAAACTCAGCTATAAGGGTTGCTTCAGGTATGTCCTTTACTTTTTCTAACGTAGTTTCATCTACAATAGGCTGACCAGTAGGAGTAAATTTATTAGGTTTCCATCCAAAGTCTATCAGATATTCACCAATTTGTTTTCTACTAGCAAGGTTAAACTCTGTCCACTTTTGCCTCATAAAAGGTTTGAAGTTAGAAGTTCTTAAACACTTAGACATTTCTTCATTAGATAAGCCTACCTTAGAAAGCGTTCCATCCTTTTTTAACTTAGGCGAAACCAGTTTATCGTCTACCCATTTAGGTTTAAATGTTTCATGTACTTTCTTTTCTATTTCTACCATCTTTGAATTAAGTCTAGCTGAAAGCATAGTAGCTTTCTGTTCGTCTAACATAAAGCCTGTAAGCTCTTGCTCTTTCATTATCTTAGCTACTGCATGTTCAAGATCAATAGACTCTTGACTAAACTCTTCAGATTTCTTAAGAAGTTCATAGTAAACATCTGCGTTCAATTCTACATCTTGTATGCAATACTGCCCCATTTCCTCAGTATAGTTTTCCCAACTATCCGGCTGCTTTGCTTTTCTTTTTTCAACATCGTTAGGATAAAGAAGGTATCCCCAATTCTCTAAGCTGTGACCGCCAGTAAGTACAGGATTTACTAGCCTTGAAACAACAAGGGTATCTTCAACATGATTAGTAAGGTCGAGATCAAAATGTTTATTAAGAATAGGAATATCAAATCCTATGATGTTGTGTCCGATAAGGACATCAGCACTAGCAATCAGGTTCGCTCCTTCTTGTAGTTTATCAGGGGGAAATAAATAAGTATCTCCACCTATAACTTTAGCAACGATACAATGAATGACGTTACCTTCTAGGCTTTCTGTTTCTATATCAAAGATAACCTTTTTAAAACGGTAAGGGGCTATCTTGTTGGGGAGAGAAATCAGAGTCTGTTTCATATAATCTTCCTGTAGTTGAGTTGTATTGTAAGCTACAAGCCAAACCTGTATCACCAGTATATCTCGATTTCAAGACTCTAACTTTAGTTGTGTTAGCTTCTTCGGGATCGTCTGCTTGTTGGTTTCTTTCTAATGCAATTACACAATCAGAAAGTTGTGATATTCCTTGTGAACCTTTTAGGTGAGAAAGAGAAACTTCAATGCCTTGTTCATGTCCTTTTTCTCCGGCGGCTCTTCTTAGATGTGAAACAAGTATCATGCCTACTCCTGTTTCCTCTACAAGAGAACGTAAGCGGCTCATTAAATTATCAATGCCTCTTCTTTCATCTCCTTCTGTCATTACATTTACTAACATATGTAAGTGATCTACTACTACCCATTCACATTCACATCCTATTATTATGTAACGTAACTTGGAAAAGATTTCATCTATATTAGTTGCGCCAAGATGTGCGTGAATAAATACTCTTCCATCTTCTATGACGTTATCAAACATAGATTCAAGTTCTTCGTTGGAATATTTAGATCTCTTCTCAGATAAATAGATTCTATCATTAGCTTCGATAGAAATAATTCCGTCTGCTGTTCTAAGCCAGTTCTCTTCAAGAGCTACAATGCCTACGTTATCTGTGGTATTTTTAATTAACCAATGTTCTAGTTCTCTAGTAACACTTGACTTACCTAGTCCTGTACCGCCAGTAAGCGTAACTAATTCTCCTTTACGCATACCAAATAGTTTTCTATTAAGTCCTTCCCACGGATAAGGTACACTTTCTTTATCTTCTCTTTGTATCCAATCGTTCTTCTTACTAGATAGCTCTAGTATTCCTGATGGCGTATAAGTTTTAGATTCCCACCAAGCTTTAGTAAACTCTTCAAACTTACCTTGCTTGAGCATATCATTAGCATCTTTAAAGCCTGTGGGAAAAGACATAATCTTAGTCTTGTTCGGCTTTAATATTCTAGCTACCTGACGGGCGGCTTTGTGTCCGGCATTATCATTATCAAAAGCAAGTACTACGTTTTCATATGCTTCAACGAACTCAATGCTTTCTCTTATATCTTTAACAGCAGAAGCACAGCCACGTTTAAGAGATACTACAGACCACTTACCGCCGAAGATTTCATACACGGCCATAGCATCACATTCACCTTCGGTAATAGTTAAGTACTTACCGCCTGTGTTTCGATACAGTTGTTCTCCAAATAATCCTGTGCCTTCAAAGTTACCACTAGAATAGAATCTTTTCGTATTAATTTCTCTAGTCTTGGTAGCTGCTACTTCATTATTATTATAGTAAGGGTACACATGCTTGTTGGTACTGGATAAAACTCCAAATGCTTTAGCTGTTTTAAGGCTAATCTTCCTATCATCGAGGGCATTATAAGAGCCTCTATAAGAATTTAAAAAGGTGTTTTTATCTGTTGGCAAAGTACTTACTATGGGTATATGGTTTTCTTTATCTAATGGTGATGTGCGTTTATGACAACCAAAACAATAGGTGTGACCATCATCATATAAACTATTGTTATCTTTACTGCCACATGCTTCACATGGGATGTGCTTTATAAACTTACTTTCTGTTCTTGTATTCAATGTAGTTCCCCAATCTTTATAAGAAAGTTAGATACTCCATAAAATGAGAGTCTAAGGAGAATAATATGGAGTATCTATATATGACTAATTGTTAGATTTAACTGCTTCGGTATCTGGCTCCTTGTCCTCTGTTGCAGAAAGTTCTGAACCGGCATTAACAATCGAAACGATTTTGTTTGAAAAGAAATTAATACCCGCTTGTATTTCTTCTAAGTCAAGAGTAATGGTAGCTTTCTTTTGAGTCAATCGTTGTATCCTACCAAAGATTCCTTGTGCTTCCTCTGGTAAATCCTCTACCGATATTTGCACATCATCAATAGTAATGTATGGTTTAGATTCTTCGACCATCAAAAATCTCCTTCATCATACATACCAGAACCATCTGGTTCAATGTATTCAACAAGATCAATTAATTGTACAGCTTTTAAATCTCTACCTTTACCTGACTTTCCGTTATATTCCCAAGCGTACTCACCATACTGTACCTTAACTAATGAGCCATTTCCAATTTTAGGTAGAGTATCTACTTTTCTTCTGGCCTCATCAATAAGTACAGGTCTAGGATTCTGACCGCCACCTTTCTTATTAACATTTCTTTTGAAATTAACGAACCTTCCGTAATCTTTTTCTTTTACAGGGTGTCCACGATTTTCAAAATCAGTTAGGGTATCATCATCTAATACAAGATTAACTTCCCATTTATCATCGAAAGTAGTATTAGGTGTAGTGACACTTGCATAATAAGCGCGGCCTGTTACTTCGCCTACGCCGCTTCCGGCATTAAAAGAATTTTCATCTGCCATTTTTATTTACCTCTTCGTTTAT